TGCAAAGTTAAAAATGCATTTTACAACTGTTTTGCTATGATAATTCGTTATTTATATTTGGGTTCTTTCCGTGAAATTCATGTTAAAGTCTTTAACACCGGAAAATTAGAAATTCCTGGAGTTATAAATGATGACATACTATTCATAGTGAAAAAATGGATAAGAGATATATTGAACCCATTAATGAATATGAATCTAGAATTTCTTGAGAAGGAAAAAGAAACCAATGTATTAATAAATTCTAATTTCAATTGTGGATTTTATATAAATAGGGATGTACTCTATAAAATTTTAAAAAATGAATACAATATTGAGACTTCATATGAGCCGTGTAGTTATCCTGGAGTAAAATGTAAATTTTATTTCAATAATTTGTCATCTGAATCACAAAATGGAACCATACTTGATGAAGATAGAGATCTTAAAGTCTCTGATTTGATAAAATCAGAAAAATATACAGAAATTAGTTTTATGGTATTTAGAACTGGTAGTTGTTTAATAATTGGAAATTGCAATGAAATAATATTGCGACATGTATATGACTTCATTTCCAATATTTTACAAAATATTCATTCAAAAATTGTTATTCCAACAGAAACACAACTTGTTAAAGAAAAAGTAAAAAAAGCAAAGAAAAAGGTTATTTTAGTTTCTCCTTAGGAATCATTTCCCATAATCCTGATATATTTCACTATTATCGCTGTAACTGGCTCGTTGTTTTCCACATCTTGGATAAATTCCATACCATTTAGATTTTTTTTGCAAGTCAAACCATACTACATCATTTGCATAATTCCAATGCTCACGAGTTGAATTCAAAAGTGGCATAGCATATTCATATAAATCTATGAGTTTGTCATAAAAATTACTATTCACTAAATATCCGGAAGCAGTAGATGCTTTATTTATTTTTATTAAATCCACATTTTCTGTAGAGGTGTATTCTTGCTCTCCATATGATAACATAATTACATCAAATACTATTTTATCTTCAAATATGCGGTTTATGACTGTATCTATTTCTGATTTACTTCTTAAAAAACAAAAATCATCCTCTAAAATTAATACGTTTTTATAGTTTCTTTTTTTTGCTAACTTTAAAACTTCCAAATGTGACTTTCCACACCCCAATATACCGAATCCCGGGGTTGATATTGCTTCAAATCTTTCTGCTTTAAAATCCATAGAATATGATCTTAACTCATTTTCTATTTCTTCTTTCCTATCTGTTCTATGATCTAAATTTATATATATTATCTTATCAATATACTCCATATATTGATAATTATATGTATTTATGCTGAGATTTTACGTAATTGAATCTTATTATCCACTATATATATTGAATTCTCTGTCATTACAATATACTCATCCGTTACTTTATATATTTTTGATACTGTACTCGTGTACTCATCCTCACTTTTTACCAGGAGTTTTTCACCCTTTTCATTTAATCCAATTAGAGCCTTCTTTTCTACCGAAGCTAACCAATAATCCATCATAATTGGTTTGTCTTCTACTATAGATAATTTTGCTGCGTGCTGTAGTGTTGTTACTGATGGTAACTTATATCCATCAGATGCCTCATTTTCAATATTTGACATTATACTTTAATATAATTTTTTACTTTAAATACTTAATTACAAAATATTAATTGTATTTCACTAGTTATAAAATGGATCCCAATGAAATTATTTGATCCTCTGATAAATTATCTGGAAATATAATATCAAATTCAACAATCATTTTTCCTACAGTTCCTTCTTCTGTTTTCATTCCCATGTTTGGTATTTCTTTTATGCATCCTGGTTTTATTACCACTGGATTTTTTTTGTTATTGAATGTAATCTCTCTTCCATTTATGTGATTCATTTCAAAATTAAAACCACATAAGGATTCTTTCAAGCTCAAATTCTTCTTATATATCAAATCATTCCCATCCCTTTCAAACAATTCATGCGGTTTACAGAATATTTCTATTTTCACATCCCCTATTTGTTGTGATGATAACATATTACCCTCATTTTTTAATGTTATTATTTTACCATCTTCTATACCTGGTTCTATACTTACAGTTATAGTTTTAGTTTCTTCTGTTTTAAAACCATACGAAATTACATAACGATTAAACTCTACTTCATATTCACCACCTTTATATATTTCTTCTAACGACAATTCTAATGATTTTACTATCATTGGCGGTTTATTCATATTTGACATCAGATCATGCATCATAGAGTTGAAATTATTTGTCTTTTTATGCAATGTTTTTTCTCTTTTATTACCCATTAATCCATGTAATCCTGCCCCCATTCCACTTAGATGTCCAAATATCTTAAACATATCATCTAAATCTACATCTTCCTCTTCAGATGAATGAAATACTGCAAACCCACCTGGAATATTCATTGGCATACCTCCAAATCCTTGTAATCCTTGTAAAAATGGTACACCCCTTCTTTCAATATCATACATAGCTCTCTTTGATTTATTACTCAATGTTTCATGTGCTTCATTTATTTGTTGAAACAATGTACTTGCATCTGGCGATTTATTTCTATCTGGATGATATTTTAATGATAATTTATGGTAAGATTTCTTTATTTCTTCATCTCCTGCATCTTCGTTTATATTTAGAATATTATAGTAATTCGGATTCATTTATATCTACATTCAATGAATATTTATATATTTATTTAAATAATATTAATTATTATCTGTATGTATTCTTTTATTGATAAATATTCCCCTACTTGTTTTGACGAAACCATTTATTCTAATACCTTAATTGAGACCATTAAATTAACAATTAAATTAGGTAATGTCCACCTTTTATTTGTTGGTCCTCAAAATTGTGGTAAAACTACAATGATTAATTGCTTTATTCGTGAATATTTTGAACTTAAAAATGGTGATTCATTTCCTCATCAAAATATTATGTTTATGAACATAATGCGAGAACAAGGTATCACTTATTATAGAACAGAAATGAAAACTTTCTGCCAATCTAAATGCACCATTCATAATAAAAAAAAACTTGTAATTATTGATGACATTGATACTATACATGATTCATGTCAACATATTTTCAGATGTTTTATGGAGAATTATAAAAACAATGTCATCTTTATTTGCAGTGCTTCTTTTGAAAACAAAATCATTGAACAACTACAATCTAGACTTTGTATATTGAAATTAAATACTCCTTCTTTTGATTCTATCTCTGGTATCATTAAAACAATCTGTAATAATGAAAACATGTTTATCAACAATGATGCTTTATCCTATTTAATCAATATTACTAACAAAAATATTCGCAAGATTATTACTACTCTTGAGAAAATTTATATTTTTAATGATACTTTTTCTGTTATTGATATTGAATTATGTAAGAAATTTTCTTTGTCTATTAATGATGACCAATTAAACTCTTATTTAACTAATTTATTCAATAGAGACATTGTAACCGCTTACAAATTGTTGATTGACTTACATAATGTCGGTTTTTCAGTTATTGATATTATTGAATGTTTTTACACATTCATTAAAATGACAAACCGTTTAGATGATTCTCTTAAATACAAATTTACTATATTTATTTGTGAATATATTGTTTCCTTTTATAAAATCCATGAACACCCTATTGAACTTATTTTTTTTACCAATGATATTTTACAACTTTTATAATGCATAATTTTTAAGAGAAATATTACTTCATTTTTTTACTACATAGCAGAATATATTATATATCCATTATATTATATACTAATGTTCAAAAATACAAATACGAATCACATTTTATTTGCAATATCTATTCTTGCTATTGCTTCTATTGTAGGTAACAAATTTAGAAAATATATCGCTGATGATGATGAAACTAAAGAATATGATATGATTAAAACGTATTTACTCAATGAGTCTCCCTTATATGGTTTTAACAAACCTAAAATATGGATTCATTCTGACTATGATATCAATTCTAGAAAATGGCTTGACTTTCAATCTAGAAATAATCACAATTTAAATATGCCTTACATATATTTAACCATTCAATCTATTATTAGTCATTGTTCCAAGGATTTTCATATATGTTTAATTGATGACAAATCTTTCAATAAATTATTACCAGATTGGACAATTGATATTTCGTCCCTTGATGGTATCACCAAAACTCACATGAGAGAAATCGCCAAACTTAAGTTACTACAAAAATTCGGTGGTTTAATTGTTCCTGATTCTTTTGTTTGCTTAAAAAGTTTGAAAAATTTCTATGAAAATGCTACTGAATATAACAAACCTTTCATTTGTGAAAGTTTAAATCGTACCGCTATTTCTTCCGATAAAAGAAGTAAATTCTCTCCATCTATATATTTTATGGGTTCTCCTAAACATAATCCACAACTTGATTTATTAGTTCAACATTATTTGAAATTATACGAAAATGGTCATTATACTCAGGCTGATAATTTTGATAAGAAGACTATTACTTTTCTTGATAACTTAAATAAAACCGGCAAAATTACTATTATTGATGGTGACAAAATTGGAATTAAAACTAATAAAGGTGATCCTATCTTAATTGAAGATCTTTTACAAGACGGGTTTTTAGATATTTCAAATCATTGTTACGGCATTTATATTCCAAAATACGAAATATTAGAAAGAAATAAATATCAATGGTTTTCTGTTTTATCCAAAAATGAATTACTTGACTCCGATCTCGCAATTGTTAAATATATGAAAACTTCTATCATTGATTATGGGACCAATATTGAATCCAAAAAAGTATCCTTTGAATCTAGTATTTAAACATATAACAAATTAAAATGGAACATAAAAATATTTCTATTATATAATATGCAGCCATATATTATATAATCAATATTTGTTTGTATTCTACAATTGTGATATATGAACTACTCTTTTATGATCTACCATATTTAATGGCACCCATCTTCTAAATTTTTCATTATATTCACATTCCATCTGCACTTTTTTATTTTTTATTAGATATTTATTTGGATCTACATTCTGAAAGTCATCTTCATCATCACTTAATTCTATGTAATCTAAGTTTTTATTCTCCTTCATGATTCTGAATATATTATTCATATACACACTCTTTTTGTAACTTCCTATATATGCAGTATTATAATAAATCAAGCTATTGTTTTTACCATATGCATATAATCTATATATATCTCCTTGTACATCGGCTTTCACTATGAAAATTGTTTTCATTTTATATTGCGGTTTCTTACTATTTGAATAATATGGTACATACACTTCATTGCATGAATCTAATTTATTTGTATTCTTCTTTTCTTTGAATATTTTGTTTACAACATTCAAATATGGCAATATTGATTCTGATGATCTATATTGTAGGTGATGCACGTGATACTTAACTCCTACTAATAATGACATTTCAAATTCCTTCGTTTTCCAATAATTTGGCATTGCAAATATTATTCCTTTAACATGATTTTCATTTTTGAAAAAGTTTTGAAGGTAATAATATTTTTGATTCAAATTCATACTTTTCATATTTAATCCTTCATAATAATACACATTCTCTATTATAAAACAACTCTCTGTATTTTTTATTTCATCCTTTTCTAACATCGTTCCATAGAATATTGTGTTATAATGCAGTTTTACGTCATATGTATTCTTATATACATCCGCATGTATTATCTTTTTCTCTTTATTTAGTTCCATAATTATAACAACATCATTCAATTTATAAAATGTAAACCATATCATATATTTTTTCCCCGTGGGTACAGCAAATATCAAATTATATTTTTCTTCATCTATTGAATTATTGAAATCTGATTCATATGACATTTCAAAATCTGGATACCTATTCTTCAATTCATTTATTTGAAATGAGTTGAGTTTCTCTGGTAAATCTTTCATTTTTTCTCTTATTTATACTATCACTTAATTTCTATATCAATTTTATTAATTTGTTGTCGCTAATTCTTCTAGTGCATATGATAATAAATTATCCTCTTCTAATTTTACTTCTTCTTGATTTGATTCCGATTTACTTTTTGACTCTGTTAATTCATGTATTACATTTTTGTATTTCTCAGTTTGATACTCAATTATATTGTTCTCTTTCATATCTGTCATATATAATTTCATATAGTCAAATAGGTAATGACTTATTACTATTATTACAATACATACTACTATATTATAAATTATGTCCCACATTTGTTTTATAAATACATTATCTTATTTACTTTCAAACGAAGATATATAAAAAAATCCCAATATTAGAAATATAATGAAAATCATTGTTATTGACAAAAACTGTAATTTCAAACAAGCTATTGCTAATGATGATTCTATTCAAACTTTATGCAAAAAAGCTGGGTTTAAAAGTGAATCTGACTTTTCTTTGCGTACTACTTGGAATGGTGCATTAAAAGATGGGAAAACTTATTCTATTGAACTTTATGCTAAAAATAAAGGTCGTGCTGGTTATGAAAACAAATATGATTTTCCTCCTCCTGTTGATAATGATCTTTTCTTTGGATCATGTGTTTTGATTAATAAAAAAGGCGATTTGACTACTGAAATATGGAAAGAAGTTTACAATCATTTATTCGGTGGATTTGAAGATTTAGATGATGAATCTGATACTGTTTCAGTTGACGAAAATGTCACTTGCAGAACTAAACAGGGTTACGAAAAAGATGGGTTTGTTGTAGATGATGATGAATTATCAGAAGAAGATTATATATAAAAAATCTTACAAACCAATGAATTAAAAATCAAATTACTTTTTTCTAGACACTTCATCTTTAGTTTGAATTTTTCCTGGATATGCTTCAAATTCACCAAGTCTATTCAGGTACGTCATCGTGTTAACTGTAACAAGAACATTATGTCGTCTACTTGAAAGATTCAATATTTTTAGTTGATTACCATATGCAACCTTATTTTCGTATAGTAATCCATCGCAATATAATTTTAAATTATAAACAGCTTCATTAAATTCATCTACTTTTTTTATATAAAATATATGACAAGTAGCATCTCTTACATCACTTTCTAGTTTATATATCATATCTGTATACGTTCTCAGAAATAATTGACATATATCATATATATCTTTGTATCTTTTATTTTTTTTGTCTTCCATTTGGATAGAATATTTGAATACGTCTTCCGTAGCTTCATTCATTAAATACTTCACTCTTAATTCCAAATTATCAGTTTCAGTATTATATTTTCTTGATTCATATTGATCTAGATGTATCACTCTATTGAACACTATTTGTAATATTTGTAATTTCAAATTATAATCACCTTTATTTTTTAGCCTATGATTCACAATTCCTCTCAATAATGAAATTCCAGCAATTCCTTCAATTCCACGTCCACACTCTACCCCTTGAACAGGAGGAACATTTCCATTGTTACGATAAAATTCATAATAATGCGGATTATGTATATGCGTCTCTATGCGACCCGTTCTCCAACTAAATGCTGTATGACACTGAGTACACCACATTTGATCACATCCATCTATTTTAAATATGTTTGTATTGCACGTTGGACATGCTTTTGTTTCTTTCTTTAAGAGGCTGAATGTTTCCACATCTTCTGTATTACAAGTATGTTCTTCATTTATAGCTATATTCACATTACATTCTTTACATGTATATGTGTCACATACACTACAATGCCATTTATCATTCAAATATCCACGACAGTCATTCTTTGAACACACACGTGCATTGTAATGCGACTTTAATTTATTCGGGTTTTTATCCAATTCACGTAGTTGTTTACGTAAATTCATTTGTTTTTTTTCTAATTCTCGTATTGATTCCAATATTTTGTTT